TGTCTCTTATGCATAGTATGGCTGAAGAGTTAAAGGATCAACCTTGGTATATCCAAGCAGCAGCCTCAAAGTTAATTCCTGTTATTAACAAGGCTGCTGAAAGTTCCGAGAAGGTTAAGACTATAACCAAAACAGCTAATAGTTTTGGGTTTAAGTAATTGCCTTAAAGCAATGTCTACAGTGTTGTTTGTCTATAGCTATTGAACCATAAGGTATAAGATCCAGACAGCGTTTACAAATCATGAATAATCACCACACCAACAATAGCGTGAAACGGAACCACATTCTTTGCATCGATACTTATCCATTTCTTTATACATATTTAATCTGCGTATAATGTTCGTTCTGTTTTCACTGTTAATAGTGAATTCTAATTCTAAAGCTCTTAGTGTTGTATTATAACAGATTGAAGAACAATGACGACCTGTAAACATAGGGCCATTATCTGATGCCCATCTATTTAATTCATAATCAAAAAAACAGGGCGTGTCACAATGTTCGCAATAAATTACTTGTGTTCTACTTGGCAATTTAGAGTGCATCGTTTGGGTCCTTAGGTTTGTAGTCATCGCCCATAATATCCTTGAAAGGATCATCTATCTTTTGTTGTATACCTTCTTGGCATTCAGTACAGCCCTGTAAACCTTGCTTAGTTTGCTCAAAAGTGTTTTCATGACTATAAGGTTCTTTACATTCTGGACAGTTATAGAATTGCTTCCAGAACGTTTCCCAAGAGCCTGTCTTTGCGTAATACTGGCGTGAACATTCTTCGCACTGTTTACCTATTTTAGTTTCCTGTAATTTACTAAAGCATACATTACAGATCTCTTTATGATAAAAGGATGAGGCTACTTTTGTAAATAACTCAGACCTATTAATACCGTTGTCTTTTAGGAACTCAATGAACTTAACTGGTGCATTAACATTAATGACTTTAGTTATAATTTTATTTCCGTCGCTATCCGTTTTTTCAGGGCGGCCAACCTGTTTTCGTATTTCTACCATACCTAACCAATAGCGTCTGCTATATAATAATTGTTTAGTTAATTAATTGTATTTTCAAATGATGTCGGACTAATCCTTTACCCTTGTTTTTACTTTCGATAATAAATATTATTAAAAGTATTATAAGAACCACACGGTTTTTGACACAAAAAAATAAGCCGTCATATAATAATAATAATAATAATTAACTAAATAATTAATATAATATATAATAAATGCTTTTTTTTGCTTAGAAGTGCTTCTTTTCTGTTTTCTAGTACTGAAAGTAGGGGTAAAACGTGATTCTTAGCGCTTTCGATTTGTTATTAGGATCCTTTCGACCCCTCATATTTAAGTAGCTACCCATATATGAGTAAGAATGCCTAAGGGAAAAGGTCTCTACAAGCGTAAAGGTGCCCAAGGACGTATTATGTACTTCCGCGACGGTAAAATGATTTCCAAGAAGTCGTTCCTTGCGTCAATGGCCCGTCGGGGTCCTGCCAAGAGATCTTCCCCTCGGCGTTCTACAAGGAGAAAAACAACAATGGCAAGACGAAGAACATATGGCCGCAGACGTCCAGCAATGCCCCACCCAAGTATCACGGGGATGGCAAGCGGGTTATCTGTCGCTCAATATCTAAACGCAGGCGGCGGAGCTCAAACAGGCACCACCGTTCTAAAACTATTACAAAAATCACAGTTATCTGATGGTTTACAAATGGCATCAGCTAACGCAGTAAATTTAGCAATGTCCGACACAGGCAAAAAAGTATTATCGTCCGCGATAGTATTGGCGGCCGCAGGCGGACTCGCAAGGAAATGGTTCCCTAATATAAAATTGGGCGGATCCAAAATCTACGCACGCATATAAAATAAAGGAAATAAATAAAAATGGCCGGACTACAAACAAGAACGTATACGCTCGCAGGCAGTGCTTTAACTGCTGGAACATTCACAAGCATTTCACAGTTGCTTGGAAGTTCACAATCAACAACTAACCCAGAATCTATGACTAAGGTCGTAAGGATCTCTTTGAGTTGTTCACCTGACCACACATCAGCAACCGATGGTTGCAGTGTCTTCAAATTTGCTGGAGATGGTGTATCAGTACAACAGATATTTGCAGGACCTTCTTGGTCTAATCAAGCGGCAGGTCCGCTCGATGGTAATAACGGGATGCCTGTAGTTATTGAAAACTCTAATGGTATCTTCGATATAATTGCGGGAAATCAAATAGACTTCTCAGTAAGCTGTACAACAGCTGAAACCGTAGACGTAGCAGTAAGTATCACCTACAGCGCTTAAGGAGCCTTAATGGCTCTGGACGGCGGCGGTGGTGGTGGTGGACCAGTAGGACAGAGCAACAGCTTTACTGGTAAAGCTGAAGCCCTGGAGATTATTGGAGACTTTGCTTATGCTTATAATCAAAGCGAAATGACCAACACACCTACTACAGTTTTTGAGTTTACAACAGGTAATTACTTGTTTGTAGGACAAATTGAATTTGTAGGGCCTATTAGATTTGAAGCGGCGCAAGTTGCTAGCGGCGATGTTGGAGGGATCTCCATTACTTTAGGTGGAAATGTAATTGCTTATCTAAAAAACGAGGCTGGCCAAGAAGACCAGACGCAAGCAAGTAGGATTTCTATAATTATTCCACCTTATACAGATGTAAAAATAGAGTCGTTAAACGCTAGTGATAATTCGACCTATATTCAGAGTACCGCTATGACAGGGCGACTTTACAGGGATTAATTGACCTACGCCTTAGTTCCTGATGGTTTCACATTAAAGAAAGTATCAAAAGGTGAAGAGGAAGCAATAAAGGATCATAGAAGGCATGAAGACTTTAAAACTTTTTTAGATAATGAAACTACCCCTATACTTATGGGTGGGGCGGCTTTAGTGGCATTAACCCCAATTGTATTTAGTTTTTTTTTAAAACTCTTAGAAGAACAAAACATTACAGTCACTGACCAACAAAAAGAAATATTAAAAAATAGCTTAGTAGCGGCGGGTCCTGTCGGATGGGGACTTTTATCTTTAGACAAACTAAGGGATTTAGATTTTGACTCAGACATATTTAGAGGATGGAAGTTTGGAGGGCTTGGCTGACAAACATCGAGTTCGGTCTTATATGGGCCTTGAGCTTTTGTCTTTACTTAGTGATTTATACTTATTGGATACCGCTAAAGACTCAGAAAAGGATTGAGACTTGGTTGCTTAGTAGCGAGTCTGATGCCGCACTTAATGAAGGATTAGATGTTATTGTTAAAAGTATTAGAGAACAAACATTACATGACTTCGAGGAATTTATGATGCCTCAAGCGCGCGAGAGTCTGAAAAAGTTTTGGGCTGGAGCAATGGGAGCAGCTGCGAAAGAACTTCAAGGTTCTGAGGAAGGCTCGCAATTGTCTCTTATGCATAGTATGGCTGAAGAGTTAAAGGATCAACCTTGGTATATCCAAGCAGCAGCCTCAAAGTTAATTCCTGTTATTAACAAGGCTGCTGAAAGTTCCGAGAAGGTTAAGACTATAAC